TCCATCAAAAGAACCAGCAGCATTTTCAGCTACTTCTCTAATAGTAGCTTTAGATAGTGATGCTAATTCACTCTGAAAAGAGGTTATCATTGCATCAAGTGAGTCTAAATATCCCAATACGTCTTGAAGGTACAATCTAGCTTCATCACTTAGATCTAGGCTGTAATCATTCAACGTATTCTCTATAGCTGTTCTATAATTTCCAATATAGTCTGAAATTTTATCTAAACCAACCTCCATGTCTGTAATATCCATATCCGGCACATTGTCTGCAAAGTCCTGCATAGTATTACCTAAAATTTGGGCATATCGGGATAAATGAATAAGTCCTAAACTTTGCAAAATCCTAAATTCTCTTTCCATTTCAGCTGCCGCAGCAGCGAATGAACCAGATAAACTAAGAGCCATGGCATCAAGGTTTACCCCTTCTTCACCACTCCAGATTCTTTTCAATTTTTCAAAATATGCGATTAGTCCCTCTGCGTTCACGCCATTTTTTGCATCATCTAGTAGACCAGAAATTAATGCGGTTTCTTCAGCAAATGGTTCCATTATAGCTGATATTTCTTCTTGTTTAGAAACTATTGCAGCTTCTATTTCTTCATATATTTTAACAATACTTGTAGCAGCAATTGCACTAACGGGATTATCTTTAGCCCATCCAGCTATAATACCAGCAAAAGTGGAATTAAGTCCGCTTACTGTAGTTTCCAACTCACCGATCAAATTAATTGCGGATTCTATCGCATTTTCTAACGCTTCTGTTACAATTTTAATATATTCTTCGGCAGCTTCTTCTAATTTTTTTGCACGTTTGCCTTCCAAATCTTCGATTTTTTCAAGATCAACTCCATATTCTTTAAGTAAATCCAAGTACGCATCAAATTGACCATTAATAGCTGCAAGGTATTGCTCTAATCCAGAAAGAGTCCCATCAGCATTTAGATCAGTTATTCCATCAGTAATACCTTTAAATATATCTTGAAATTTGGCGTCTAGTTCCGCTTGTGTTAAAGTCTTACCAAGAGCTTCCATTTGTGCTGCATATCCTTCTAACTCAGAATTAGCTAATATCCCAGCAGCTTCCAAATTTGTCATACTATCACTTGTGCCGTTTAACCAGTTATTGAAATCATTCCAGACAAGTTCTGCCTTAGCCATATTTTTCATAGCATCATTGAAGTTATCAAAAAATGCTGTAGGATCATTAATAAACATATCTTTATCTAAAGAATCGAAAGCACCTAAAACTTCATCACTCATTATAGAGAATATATCCTTTCCTCTAATGTTAGCCAATGCTTCCTCAACATACTCTTCAAAATATCTCCCCATTAAATCGTTAAGTACTTCTGCTGGAGCACCACCTGAACTTCCTGGAATTCCAGATTGTTTCCTTGCATCAGCAATGCTACTTCTTCTATGTCCCGATGGATCCAAATTGTAGTTAGGACGTACCTTACCGCTAACGTAAAGCTTAGGAGTAGCATAATCTTGTGCTATTTTTATTAATGTAAATGTAAAATCTTCCCATTTTATAGCGCCCATACCCTCTTTTATTTTTTTCTGGCTCGCTATAGAGACATTCTGGTATATCATTTCGTACATATTAAAGTAATCATATAGCTTCTCAGCCATCTCCCGGCCTTCTTTCTGTGCATCTCCTTGAGAATATCCCCTTGCGCTAATTCCAGTAATAGCAATATCAAATAATTTGTTCTGAAACTCTGCTATTTTTACATTACCCCTTGCTTGTATGCTGGCATCTGGTTTATCTTGATTTGCAACTATCATTAGAGCGGCCATATAGGCAGCTACAACTAAAGCAGCCCATCCAGCAGCCGCTGCCGCAGCACCCATACCAGAAGAAGCACCTGCTCCTGCTCCTGTTCCTGCTCCCTGTGCTCCAAAGTATGCTGCCGCAGATTGACTACCATATACGGCGCTCATTGTCTGTGGAGCTACAGAACCCATTACAGAACCATACCCAGCTGCTGAAGCGCCGTAACCCGCCATTGCCCCACTCACCGCACTACTACTTAACATACCTCCCAAAGTGGTAAGAAAACCTTCTCCTGCGTATGCCTTATACGCTGCTCCAGCTAAACTTAATAATGTACTATAGCTGATACTTCCACCAGATCCTCCACTAACTGAACCAGTTCCAGCAGATATTATTGCATTACCTGAACTATCAAAAGATATATCTTTCCCAAGAGCACTAGCTAGTAACTGCAACACACCAGATAGAATCATTTGCTTCATAAGCGAAGCTATCATCTGAAGAAAGCTTTCTAGCATGTCATCGAGGAAACCAGCCCATACATCTTTTGCTGCATCTGTACCTTCAGTAAATAGTGCTACAAAGCTACCCTCAAAAGCTTCACCAACACTAGACATAAAGTCATAGCCAAATTGACCTATTTCCTGGTAATAATTTTCCCATGCCGTTCTCATTTCCATGAGATAGGCAATCATGCCACCTGCCATACCTTTATTCGCTATCATATAGTCTTGGACTAATTCACGTTGTTTTAGTTTCTTCCATTTAATAACGGAATCAAAAAGAGCTTTTTCTTTTCCAGTATACTGTGCATACAATTCGGCTTTAAGATCAAATGATTTTAGATATTCATTATATTCTGCAGCTATTAGTACCATTTGACCATCAAAATAATTGCCTGAGATTTCTTCCAAGTCTTCATATAAAGATTTCATTGCCTGAAGTTTATCAGCACGATATGGTGCTTCAAGGGACTCACGTTCAACAATCATTAAGATTTCTTTTTCTTCTAAAGTTAACAATTTTTCCTTGTCGCTTATTAACGTTTTTAAGTATGCTGCGTATCTCTGCATATGTGATTCAATCGCGGCCATTCCAGTAGGTGTACCAGACCCACTTTTTGCGATTATTTTCTGAGCCTTTTCGTATCCCTTATTAGCATCAATGATTAATTTAGCTTGACCTGATACACCTTTTTTTGCAAAACCTAATCTTGCAGCCCAATGATCTTTCCAGATTTGGCGAATCATTGTTTCGGTTAAATTATCTGCTAAAAGCTTTGCATGAGTAGTATCTAAAGATCCCTGTATTTCATTTTTCACTCGTTCTTTAATTGATTCATTAGTAATTTGCAGCATTTGATCTTGGTATTTTTGACTTGCAAGAAGTTCATCACCTTGGTGTTTTTCCGCCGCTTTTATTAAAGCCTGTTCTTTAGAGATATATTCCTTTGCGATAGCTAATCCTTCAGCTTTTGCTTTTCTGTGTAGTGCTACTGATGCATCTTCTGTTTCTTCATATCCTTTTAGTGCTATTATAAATCTTTCATTAGATGCGCTTATTTCCGCAGCCGCTTTTTTTCTTAAACCATCATCAGAAATTTGGCCAAGATACATGGCTAGTTCTTCACCTTGCGTTCTATTTATAGCATCTATTTTATCTAGATTTGATTGAGCATGTTTTGCGACTTTATCAGATGCAGCGATTTCATCTGCCGCAGCTTTTACAGTGGCTGCTGCTCTAGCAGCTATTGCTCCTTTGGTATCTTCTTTAAAGTCTTGACCTTCTTTGTCCTTCTGGAAATATCTAGGATCTTTAAGACGTTCTGCGTAGTGATCCATGGCTTCTTTTAGTGCAGCAAGCTCTTGAAGTTTTTTTGCAAAATACGGATCATCTTTTTCTTCATTAAACATAGCCATTTTGGTAGCTATAGTCTTGTTGACGGTTTCCATGGCTTTATTGACTGCTTTAAGATCCTCGACAAGTGCTAGATATGGTGCCGATGACTCCAAGATCATACTATTCAATATACCTTGAAATTCTGTCGATTCAGAGATCGTACCATTCAGCGCACTTTGAGACTCTGCTACCATTTCATTTAGCTCTGCTTCTATACTTTTTTCTTCATTAATTAGCCTTAGCTTTGGAAGGTATATGTCAAGGATTTGTTTTCCTTGCTCAAACTTTGCAAAATCTTGATCTTGCGTAAACCTATCTCTTGATTTATAATCAGCAAGTAGCCCAGAAATACCGTTCTCTTCCATTACAGCATTTAGTTCTGAGTAAAAGGCTTTAACTTCAGGCGTAATTTCTGCTATTGCAGCTTTGTACTCATCATGATATTCACTTGGAAATTCATCAAACACATCAGCAAGACCAAGATCAATCATGCGTAATCCGACATTCTCTCCTCCATTAAATAGATCAGCTAGGTGTCTACCATAGTCATCTTTTGCCTTCAAGAATTCAGCTATTAGCTCCTCCCCCTCTTTAAGCCAATCTTCTAGAAACTTACTGGCAAGTTCGCCAATGAGAGTATTCTCATCAGCACCTTTTTTAGATTCTTGAGTATCTATTCCAGATATTCGTATTGGAATTGTAATACCACCAGCCAACGCAGTTATTGTATCACCGTCAATAGTCCTGACTGTCTCTATCAATACGGCAACATCTTTGGTTGCTGAATCTGCAGCTTCTCCAATAACATTAAAATAATCATCTATGGCTGTCGATGCTTTGCCAACCCATGTCATAGAATCTTGAACAAGCCAAGCGCCTGGAAGTATCGCCTTAAGAACATCTTCTTTTGTAACTTTAATGCCGAATTTTTTCAACCAATCTGATTCTGCTCCAGCCTTATCAATTGCTTTTCCAAGTTCAGCAAACAAATTTTTAGCATAAATAGCCATTCCTGCAGTAACGCCAACTGTTGGATTTTTAGTCATCCATCCAACCGCCAGCCCACCAGCGATAGCGCTATTAAAGTTAGAGCTAGAGCCTACACCGACTATACTTGCAAACTGATTATATGTTTTTAACAAAGAACCGATATGACGCATAGCTTCAAAAGCATTTTGTCCTAAGTTAATAAAAGCAGATCCAACTTCTAACACAGCATCTCCAAACTGTATCATTTCTGCTTCGTTGTTGCGTATCCATGAACTAGCATTGTCTAGTGCACTTCGCATCTTATCGCCATATATATCAAATATTTTATAATTTAACTCTGTCAAAACATTTATTATTTGGCTAACAGCATCATCAAGAGTTTTTATACTATTACTTGCACTTTTGTTTTTTTCAAAATTGCTATACAATGAAGAAATTGCCTGACCTACGCTTTTGCCTTTTTCGATCATATTGCTCATTGACTTAAGAGCATCCTTGGTAGACATTGTTGTTTCGCTTCCAAAACGTCTCGCAACTTTAATCAACATTTCATATTGAGCTGTTGTCATGTTAGTTTTTTGACTTAGGCCAGCCATAGTTTTCTCAAGGCCCATTCCAACGCCAATTAAAGAACCAAGCCCACGTGCTATATTCTGGAATACAAAAAGGGAGGCAGCAATACCAGACATGGTAACGCTGAAACGAGCCCACGAACCATTCATTAATTCGCTAGATTTATTGACAGATCTCATTCTGGTATGAAGTTGACCGTAAGCATTATCAAGGTTTTTAGTATTGTTACGAAGCTTTTGTAGTTGCTTTATTAAATCGGTTGCATCTTTCTTGCTTAAGTTCCAAGCTTTAGCTGCTTGTTTACCAACCTTTTCTGCAGATTCACCATATTTATCCATATACTTAATGGCAATTCTGACTTGATCATCAAGGTTTGCAACTTCACTAGCTGAACCTTTCATAGAGCTTTTTATAGTATCAGAGGCTTTCCTGCTCGCCGTTTCAACCTGCTTAAAATCATTACTAATTTTATCTATTTCGTTGCCTAGCCCTTTGAAAGCACTATTTTTTAATTTTGCAAATGCCTGATCAATTTGCTTGGCAACTGCATTTGAACGTTTCTCAAGCGCATCAAGTTGCTCTTCAGCAGCTTTTGTATCAAATATAATGTTTAGAGTTGCAGACGACATCCCGCGGTACCTCTCTTTTTAAATCATTTTTTCGTCCTACCTCTTCTTTCTAGGCCCCGGGGACGTTTTTCTTTCTTTGCTCTTCTTATTTTTTTTCTGCTTATCGCTTTGTAGTTTTACAAAAATTCTATCAATAAATTGTATCCATTGTATCCATTCTAGCCTATCTTCATAATTGTAAAGATTCCATTCGTCTAGCAATCCTCGTATCTCAGATAGTTTAATGTATCCTATTCCAAAACCAGAATCTCTAGATGTTGATACAGCCTGAAACGCTTGATAATAAATAATAAGATCGCTAAATAGGTCAGGCTTATTTGCCAGAGCCGGCAATAGCGATGATTCCTTACCTGCTTTTGCTGCTTTTTCGTCTCGACTTTCCTGGAGCTTTAGAAACCATTCGTAATCTTCCCCGTATTGATTCTGCCACTCCAAGAATTCAGTTAGTTTTTTTCAGCATCTTCGTCTTCCTGACTACGATATCCTTCCATTTCATTTGCGATATCGCTTACGTAATCGCGCAAATCCTTGTATTCCATCAAAATTCGGATTGCATTTTCTGTTGAATAGGGAACAGGTACACCATCTTCCTCAAGTCCTTCCCAATTAAGCAAGATAGTCTGCGCCATTGCCTTGACCAGCAGCTTTTCAGCTACTTCATCGTTTAAGGTTCCTCGCCTAATCGCACGCCTATGAGGTTTGCTTATCTTCTGGAACGCTTTTTGGTATTCGGGATTCCCGATCCTCGCGACTAGAAGCCTGATATCGTCTCCAATATCATTCCACTTACCTTCGATTTCTGCCTGTTTATCTGTTCCAAAAATTTTTCTAACGTCACCCATGTTGGCTTTCTCCTTATAAAAAGTTTCCCCAAAAAAAGCGAGCTGAACACCGATTACCGGACCGGGGCAATCCGGACGATCGGTATGCGGAAACGTTCAGCTCGCGTATTAACAAAAAAAGCCCGGGCAACTGGAGTTAACCAATTCAACCCGGGCTTTCATTGAAGCTCAATAGGTTTGGCTTTCCGTTTCCTTGTTAGCGCTTAGTATCTCACGTTAACAATCGTATTGTCAATCTAGCACGTTTATGGAAAACTATGCAGCAAACTTATCAATCTGAACAGTGCAATCAGTATTCACATCACGGATCGCTTCCCATCCAATATTTTCCATAACATCCTGGTTTTGACCGCTAGTGTTAATAGCATCTGTTGAAAATTCAACATTCGGAAATGTGAAAATATACGCATTACCAGATGCATCCTCAACTGCAAAACTTAGCCCACTACCGGTTGACGCAATGAATTTGTCATACATTAAGTTGTCGATAAAGTAAACATTCATAGTCCCTGAAACATCACAGGCACCAACACCAATGTCTACATTCGCAATATTCGCAATAGCGCGAAGTCCACGAACATTATTTGTAACCGAAAAACTAATTTCTTGTACATACAGACCATCGTCAATCGTTGCAAGAGATGCAAAAGCACCTTCGAATATATCGCCAACATTAGAGGAGGCGCTGATAACATCATAGTTGCCGGCTGCCGTATTGTCACCTGTGCCAACGCTAGACTGCACAAGGCTAGAATCTTTACCAATGAATTCAAAGCTACCAGTTACAATCGAATCTGCAGATATGCTAAGATTCAGTGTATTGATTACCATCCCAAAAAAATCAAAATATTGCGTTACATCACCATGAGATCTTTCAAATGTATAGCTAGATTCTGTTGTACCATTGCGGATGTAAGAGCCATTGATAACAATAGTATCGCCAGTGGCAGCAGTAGAAATCGTAGGAAGAACGGCAATTCCTGTTGAAGCTGTACTTGTGATCCTAAAGTAACCATTATTGGTAGCAGCAGTCGCGCCTGAAATGTTAACCCACTGTCCAGTCGTAAGCGAAGAGAATGTGCCAACTTCGCGATAAATCCTACCTCCACTATCAAATCCAATGCTACTATCACTTATTGTAGAGGCAGTTGACCAACCTGCTGACCACAAAGAACCTTCCATCATTTCGTCGAAATCGCTATATGAAAGTTCAAAGTTAAAACCACCGCTACAATCTGCACCAGTCAAAATAAGATCAGTGTTTTGTCGATCATCGCGAATTTCTGTGCTTTTTGTTTTAGTTAGATTATAAGAAAACGATTCACCTGTCCATCTAAGATCAACCAATGGAGATGCTGGTGTTGCCCCCCATGAAGATTCCTTTACATACGCAAGTCCTGTTCTATTACTATCAGCAGCCATAATTCATTCCTCCTGTTTACTTAATGTTAGGCCTTCCAGGAGACTCAAAATATTTTTTCATATGTTTTTCTTAATATGTTTCATTAATATAGTATGGAATCGTCACCGAATGCCTATACCATTCTTCGTTACTTCCAGACTCAACAATCGAAGCCGCCCGACATGTAATGTTGTTACCTTGCCAGCCACCACCTTCTGAATTTCTAAAGATTGCAGCAGCCGTATCTGCCAAGGCACGTCCGGTATTTGTTCCACTATTAATGGGTGTAAAAACATTAATCCCAATTATTCCAAAACGTCTCGTCAATTTCTTTGTCCCAAATCCAGCATGTACTCCACCACTTCCGGAAGAAACATGAAATTCGACAAATGGAGTTTCTGGAGCTGGATCATAATCTATATTAATCCAAGCTACAGGAGATATGCTACCCCATTCATTGTAGAATCTATCTTCAAGCGTTTCTCTTTCAGATACAAATGACATATAAAATTCCTATTTAAAAGTGTGCCATTTGAGCCCATCCATATGGACCATTAATATAAGACTGAAAAACTTGGCTAATACGACTTGCCGTTTTCTCATACACATGATATGCTGGAGCAGTTGCTCCTTTCCAATTCCAATTTCCGTACTCTACATTCATAGCGTGAGAATTTTTATTTGTAATATAAACCGTATCATATGCTTCTATTTGTGCAATAACTTTTCCAGCATTTTGTTTTGTTAGGAATTCAGCCATTACTCTAGCTTTATCTGCCTTAAGATCAATCGATCCAATCTTTTCTCCATCTTTTCCAGTTTTATATGTTACTATTTTTTCAACTGGTGGTTCCATGCTTGGCATATTGATACCAATTTTATGACTCAATATATACGCACCAGTACTATACGGAGATCGTCTAGGTTCAAGAACATCACCAGATGCTTTTGGTTTAAATTCTACTGCTCCAGGATATGGAGAATCTTGCGTTAATGTAGCAAAAGCCATTTCAACAGCTTTCTTTAGTACGAACTTTAGCTCTTTTTCACTATTTTTCTTAAAATCTTCAATCTGTCTTGCAAATTGAGATAAGTTAGCTCTTGAACGAGCTGCTGCTTCTCCTTTAAAATTAAATTTTATTGCCATATCTCTAATCCTTATTGCGTATCAGTATGATCTTACTACCCATCATTCCCTTAGCTTTTCCGTCTCCGGAACCTTTCAGCCTATTAAGTTTACCGCACCTGGGACATTTAATAACTATGTTTCCAGGATCACCAACTCCCAACAACTTGTTACACGAATCACATCTATTCTGTTTAGGTACTTTTTTATTTTTCGTTTTAGGTTTAAAAGTATCCATCAAGGTTTCCTAATTTGAATAATCCAAAGAGCTTCAGCAGGATCTGTTTCCTTGTTTACAACATTCCATCTAACACCGCTGACCGTAATATAATCATCAATCCCAGGCTTATAAGAAAGATTATCAACTGGGATCAATGCTTTTTGGTCTGAACGTATTATTTTCGAGCCATCAATTTCAGAAGATTCATATTCGTCAAAGATTATCGAAATTGATTCTCCAGCAGTTGCTTTCGTAACGCTTCCAGATCCACCAGGATCATATATTGGATTAGACGTTACGCTTACATATCTAGAATCTACTGCGACGTCTCCAAAAGCAGTTAGCGCAGATTGTGCTCCGCTTTTAAAAACAGATCTTAGTCCCATTTATAACCTTCGTCTACTTCTGGCTCATCTTCTTTCTCAAGAACTATTGTATCTATATCCTCAATCTTATATGGAGCAATAGATGCTTCTCCAAGTTTGATAAGATGATCAGCTTCAGTAGCTCTAACCTTTTTGTATGTTCCGTCTGGAAAATAGATTGTTACCATTTTACATCCTCCTACATTAATTCAAGAGTTCGCATTTTAGACGTTGCACGATTACCATAAAATCGAATCATCTCCCATACCGAGTCTGGAAGTGTTTCCTTTCGATCCCATTTATCTATTTCGAGTTCAAGAGATCCAGCTTTAATTTTCTTAAAACCAATCGTATCTGGATCAGCGGTTCTATCATCTGTCCGTAAATAACGAGCATATTCAGCTGTTGCTTCGACCAAGAACTTTGGAATCAAATCCTCGTCAATAGCATCACCATTTTTATCATAAAGATTTTCTCTTGGAAAACAAAGAGCTTGATTTTCAGAATCAATTCCAAGAGGATCAGATTTTGCGCCAGACCATGTCATTTGATCGCATAAAAGTCTTGTTGCCCATACAAGACATGCATTACGATCAGCAGTGGAAGCGCTAGCCCAAGCTGAATATGTATGTATGTTTTGCTCAAGAAACTCATCTGCTGACGCAAGCGTACAGAAGGTATTAGCAGTTGAAGTTCCAGGAGTCGCAATAAGGCTAATAGTCATTATTATTTCTCATCCTTATCTTTGTTGAATTTGAACGCAGGTTTCACCTCTTCCTTTTTAGGTCTTCCTGCCTTTTTAGGCTCAATCTTTTCATCTTTTTCAACGTAAGGATTTGCAACTGGTTTATCAGCTAGTTTTACTTCTGGTTTATCCTCTATCTTTACTTCTGGTTTTGGCGCTTTTTCCTGCTTTTTTTCTTTTTTGATTTCAGTAAAATACCGGCCGGTTTCGATCGCTGCTTTAATATCGATTGCGTGTTCGATCTCAATGGTTGTGCCTTCTTTCGTATACAAGAGCATCTCTATGTCCTCCCAATTATCTTCCGCCTGCAACTGCTGACAACGCGGAAATGTCCGATATGATTCCGGATTCTTTTTCAAATAAGTTACTGATACGATCAAGCTTTGTGGCAGTTATAAGCCTTTGCATATCTTTCCTCATGCCTTTTGCGTATTCTATCTTAACAGTATCGAGAATTATTTTCAGGGAATTTAACGAATTTACCGCCTGTGCAATATTAAATGCTGAGAGATGAAACAAACAGAATGCCTTACCTTCTGGGGTAAAGCTATATATGAATCTATTCCCTCTTAACATTGAATTCTGTTCATATTTTTCATATAATTCAATGAACTTATTTGCACCAGAAACAAGATAATCGCCACGCCTTTGCCATGATCCAAATTCAACAAGACCCATGGCTAAATCTAAATCATCAGGCAATGCCTTGATTCCTTCAGTTAACCACCATTTTGTTTTTTCAACATCTTCGAGATAGATATAGTTGCGAACCATGCAATAATAAATTGCATCCATAAATAATTTATCATCGTTTGCAGTGGCTGCAAGACTCATATATTTTTCACCAGACTCAACCGCTTCAGCGTATCTTCTATTATCTGAAAATAATTGCATCATATAGAAATAAGCAAGATGATCGGTATCATCATTTTCAAGCCTTTTCTCTAATAGCTTAAGAGTTCGCTGAGTCTTCGCTTCTTTTTCTTCAACCGTAAGATCATATCCATAATGGTTTATAAAAACATTTTCCATAAAAGCAGCAACTTTTCCGCTACTCATTATGGGTTGATTATGGACGATACCTTCATATTTTACCTTGTCTTTTTTAAAGAAACGAGTTGTATTGAACTGCATGACAACTTGCCCTTTTTGAATGTCCTTGAACAGAAGCGCTACGCCGTCGATATTTTCTGGAACTTTCTTCAATTGTTTGCGAAGGTATGCACGAGAAGC